TGGGTTAGATTGGCTTTGATTGCATTTTAGCGCCTGGGGTGATATACCAGCCCGAGCGACGCACTTTTGGAGGCCAGATGATAGACGAGCATGAGCAAGAGCGGCAAATCCGGTTCCGGGCATGGGCTCAGGTCCCGGTGGAACTTTTGGTATCTCGGCTCTCGATGGAGGCCAAGGCGCTTTATGCCATCATGCGGAGCTTTGGCCCCGAGAGCCGAGCCAGCATCAAGGGCCTGGCCGCCCGCATGTATGCCGACCGTCCCACCATTACGCGCAGGCAATGCCTGAACGTCAAGCAAGCCCAGCATGAGCTTGTGGATGGCGGATGGATCGAGCTTGAGGCCGAGGGCACCGGCAAGGGCAAAGGCCAGAAAGGTGTGCCTAGAATATGGCGTATTCTTGATATGCCCCCCAATTTTAAGGGGGCTCGTTTTTGTGCTACCACAAATTTGAGGGGGCTCAAAAACGGACCCCCTAAGCAGATAAGTAAAAGCTCTTCTAAGCATCTAAAAAAAGAAAAGAAAAGTGTGTGTATGACGCATAGCTTAGTTAAGCCGACCGCTGAGAAATCAACGCCCAAAACCACACACACCTCTTTGGCTTCGCCAAGCCCCAAAGACCAAGCAAAAACGCCCACTCTGATTCATCCGCTTCAAGCGCGTCTTGAAGCCATAGCCCAATCAAGCCCGGGCGCCGGAACTCCCCACGCCGCAGAACTGCCCACGCAGAGCGAGAGCTATGACCATCTCGCCCAGGCCTATGCGCTCTTTTGCAATGATTCGTTTTGGCGAGCCCGCAATCTACCCTGGCGCGGCTTCGTCAAGCAGCTTTCGCAATTCTTGGCGCTCGCCAAGAAACCACCGGCATCCCAAAAGCCCACCAAGCCAGACCCCAAGACCTGCACACATCCCAAGCGCCTGCATCGCCTACCCGTACGACACCTAGATCCCATTCGCGGCTGGACTGACACCACGCGTTGCGCCTGCGGCCACATCGTCCATGTGGACTACGAGTACCCAACCCCACCCGAGGAGCTGCGCCCATGAACAGCACCCTGGATTACGCCGCGGACCTAGCAGCCAAAGCCCGGGCCGCCTGCAGTTGTCCACCCGAGGCCCTGGGCTACAACGACATGCATCAAGTGTGCTGTACTGCCTGCGGGAATGTCATCGAGCTATGGAATCCACAAGCGTGCAGTCTAGCCGAGGTCACCGCGCAGCTCATCAAGAACTCCATGAGGGCTAATCATGCGAGTGCATAAGCGCGGCGGGAATCACGGAGGCTTTAGAACTACGGCAAAGGTTCACGCTCACATCGCCGAGCTGATGGAGATGGAAAACACCGGTCGCACGAATTACAAGCCCGCGCTTATGGCTATCTATTTGCTTGAGCTATTGACCGGGCATAGCGAAATTGCTATAAACTCTTGCCCATCCAAAAACGGCGACACCTGTTTTATGATTTGCTCGCTAGGTGGACCCGTGAAACACCTCACCCCCGCTGAGTGGGAGCAGACCAAATGCCCGCCAAAGGAACCCTAAAGTTTCGGGTCACCCCAGCGGTCTTAGAGCGGTCGGATCGCTGCCCATTTACGAATGCTGCTCCGGCGGAACCCGCAAACATCTCACGCAAGCGGAATGGGAGCAACTTCCCACGCTGGGAAGAGCACACGGGCTTGAAAGCCGAAGCAATTAGAGGCTGAGGAGACTGCCATGCCTGCCAAGGGAACCGTTCGATTCGTCCTCACCCCAACTATGCTGGAAAAGGCAGGGGTTGCAGCATCGCGTGGGCTGGACCATGATGACATAGCGCGGGTGCTGGGTATCAGCGTCACCACGCTCTATGAGCACAAGGCAAAGAATGAGGAGTTCGCGGAGGCCATACGGAGGGGCAAGGCGAAGGGGCACCTGGCCATTGCGGATGCTGTATACAACAAAGCCAAGGCCGGGAATATGGATGCTGCGCGGCTGATTTTGAGCAGGCGCTATGGCTGGCAAGAACATCAAAAGATTGAAGTCGAGGGAATGCAGCAGGGCGCCATCGGCGGCGAGGTGATGATTGACGCGCGCACGCTGAATCTCCACGCCGGGAATGGCAATGGCTCTAAAGGCGGCACCGATGCAGCAGATGAGCAGCACAGCGATGATGACCTCCGAGCAGAGATACTCAGCAGCTTGGACCGCATTGCTGCCGCGAGCCGAGCGCCAAGCGTGGTTATCGACCAGAAGTCACGCTCAACTTGAACTGCTGAAACACGATTGGAGATTTTGGGCGCGAGCTGACCAGCGGACACCCATGGGCGAGTGGTCGCAATGGGTGGCGCTGGCGGGCCGAGGTTGGGGCAAGAGCCGGGTGGGCAAGGAGTGGGTGCGCGAGGAAGTGAACGCCGGAGCCCGGCGTTTTGCTTTGGTGGGAGCTACCAATTCGGACGTCAGGAACGTGATGATCGAGGGCAGCGCCGAAAGCCCTGGCTTGCTCGATGTGTTCCCGGACCACCAGCGCCCGGTCTACATCCCGAGCAAGCGCCTGATAAAGTTCCACACTGGTGCGGTGGGCTATACCTACTCGGCAGAGACGCCCGCCCGACTTCGCGGTCCGCAGCATGACCGCGCGTGGTGCGACGAGCTGGCGGCGTGGGAGGAGGCTGGACCAGGGCGCATGCGGCACACTTGGGACATGCTCAAGTTTGGCTTGCGGTTGGGCGCGCATCCACGAGCTTGCGTCACCACCACGCCCAAGCCGCTGAAGCTGCTTAAGGAATTGCTGGCAGACCCCGGCACGGCCATCACGCGGGGCCGCACGTTGGACAACGCGGCCAACTTAGCGCCGAGTTTCTTGGCCGAGATTGTGCGGCTCTATCAAGGCACGCGGTTGGGCCGCCAGGAGCTGGACGCCGAGGTGCTGGCTGACATCGAGGGTGCGCTCTGGATGCTAGAGACCATCGAGGCGCACCGGGTGCGCACGGCACCGAATGACATGGCGCGCATCTACGTTGGCGTAGACCCATCGGTTGCTGGCCAGGACTTCACCGAGGACCGCAGCAAGAAACGCGATGACTGCGGCATCGTGGTCTGTGGACGGCGCGGGCCGAAGCGGTCTTTCGCCGAGCGGTATGTGTTGGGCGATTACAGCATGAACGCCGCTCCCGACAAATGGGCGCTGGAAGTGGTCCGCGTGTTTTGGTTGCATCAGGCGGATGCCGTGATAGCCGAGGGCAACAACGGCGGAGAGTTGGTGCGCATGGCCATCAACCATGTTGACCCACGCGTTAAGGTCAAGATGGTGACGGCGACACGTAACAAGGCGACCCGCGCAGAGCCGGTGGCCATGGCCTACCAGCGCGGCGAGGTGCATCACGTCAAGGAAGCGAAGCTGCAAAAGCTCGAAGAAGAAATGACAACATGGGTGCCGGATGGAAAGAGCGGCTCACCCAATCGGGTGGACGCCTTGGTGTGGGCTATCATCGAGGACATGGAAGGTGTCGCCAGCTACGGCACCATGGCATAAGGGGGCAGCATGGCACAGACAAAAGGTTCGACGCGGCTACTGAATCCCATGGGCGTCATCGGCGGCATGGGCGCAGCGGCCAAGGCATTTGCCCAGGGCCAGGGCGTGCAGGGCGCGGGCAAGGTATTCTGGACATTTACCACGGACTATTACGTCCCTAACAAGCAGCAGTTCCAGGCGGACGGTGGCCGCTACGGTGCGCGCTATGATGCCATCACCGAGATTGAGCGCGCCCAGGAGTTCAGCATCGCCGTCAACGCCATCGCCCGCGAGATTGGCGGCGCCAAGCGCATGCTGGAGATGGAGACGCAAGGGCAGGACCCAGTGCCGCTCACCGACCGCAATCATCCGCTGGTCAAGCTCATGGAGCAGCCCAACCCGCTCCACACCTGGCAGAGCTTCATCGAGACATCCGTGATGCTGCTCTTGCCAACTGGCAACTGCTATTGGCTCATGGACCCTCTGAGCGTGGCGGGCACGCCCATGGCGATATGGATACTCAGGCCGGACCGCACGCGCCCGGTGCGCCTCGCCGACCCCTTGCGCCCTGTGCAGGGGTATGAGCATTTCGCCGAGGATGGCACGCGCCACATGTTCCCGAGCGACCGTGTCATCCACATCAAGCTGCCCAACCCGCTCACCGATTATCAGGGCCTGGGCTTGGTGCAGACCTTGGGCCTGACGTTGGAGATGGACGTCAGCTCCATGCAGAGCAACATCAACCTGTTCCGCCAGGGCGGCAGGTTGTCCACGGTTATTGAGGGCTATGACGATGGCGACCCGCTGGCCGAGAAAGAGTTTGTCAACAAAATCAAGGCCTCGCACATGGGCAGCGAGAACGCGCACAAGGTGCTCATTCTCCACGGCACCGCCAAGCTGAATACGCAGGCATCCGCAGCCACCAAGGAAGTGGATTACAAGACCACGCGCGAGGACTTGAGCCGCGCCACCGGCGGCATGATGGGCGTGCCGCCGCTGATGATGGGCCAGCTCGACCAGATAAACCGCAGCACGGCCACCGTGCAGCAGCAGCAGTTCAACAAGAATGCTGTCTGGCCGCACATGAACCGCTTCGAGCCCGCGCTCAACATCATCGCCCGCAAGTTCGGCCCCTATGCTTTCCGTTTCCCACGCGTGGATGCCCTGGACACCGACACCGCATACAACTACATCTTCCACGGCTCGCAATCTGGTGCGCTGTCGCCCAACGATACCCGCGAGAAATTCTTGGGGCTGGCGCGCAGCAAAGACCCTGACATGGATAAGTGTTACATCCTCAACACCTACATCCCTCTCGATACCTCGGGCAAGCAGCCGGTTCCAGCATCTTCGCTGCCAGCCGCGATGCCGGGGGCCGCGCCTGCTGATGCCGTGGCCAAGCCGGCCGTCACGCCGCATGTGCCAGCAACGCCAACAGCGCCACCACACAAGGGACCGCTGACATCGCTTTCATCCCTGGGATCAAAGGCGCTTACCGACAAGGATGGCCGCCCTTTTCCTAAAGGCACCCAGGAGCAACGCCGCGTCCTCGCTGCCGTCCTTGCTGCGCGGCCCAAGATAGACAAGGCGCTTGCCGCTCCCATCGAGCGCCATTTCCGGGCCATCGCCGACAAGGCCGTGGCCGAGCTTGAGAAACGCGGCAAGGGCAAGGCCGTGCAGAAGGCCAGCATCCCCGGCCTGCTCGATGGCATCCGCAAGGCCTATGACCCCACCGGCACATCCTCGGGCTTGCAGCAGAACGCCGGGAGCGTCTACGCCGCGCAGGTGGTCTCGGCTACGCAAGATGCCGCCATTATCTTCGGCATCAGCATGGACGGCTTTGCTGAAAGCAACACAGACTTTGCCAACGTGCAGCAATACCTGGCCCAGCGCATCACCGGAGTGGACCAGGAGGTCAAGAATCAGATAGCCAGCCTCATGCAGCAAGGCGCTGAGATGGGGCTGTCGCCCTGGCAGATTGCCAACGGCACCACGCCCGCGTGGAGCGAGGCCAACGATGGCGCGAGCTTTGACGGCATTCGCACCATGGCAGACGACATTGCCCAAGAGCGCGCCATGCTGATTGCCCGCACCGAGACCGCGCACCTTCAGGACGCCGTGAACCTGGAGGCCTACAAGCGCATGGGCGTCACCGCTTGCGATGTCCTAGGCTGCGAGGATTTCAAGGTGATGACCGAATGGGGGCAGAGCTACGGCTGCAATAGCCAGAACGTGCCCATCTCAGCGCAGCCCATCCAGTTCCATCCCAACCATGCCGGTGCTGTGGTGCCGCGTCCGGTCAGCTAGGGGGTGCCCATGGTCCAGACCGTCAAGTCACAGTCGGAACTGTGCTGCAAATGCGAGCAGCCGGTCCGCGCCGCAGGGCAACGCTACTGCCTCTATCACCACGCCATGCACGAATATATCTATCGCGCAAAGGCGCAGATACAGGCTGAGGCTGCGAGCAAGCAGCTGGCGCTCAAGTTCCGGCGGAAGCCCTGACGCGTGGAAGCCCTGACGCGTGGAACAGCTTTTTGACAAGAGCCGGGTGGATGTGGTTATATCATCTCGGCGAGTGAAAAAACCAGAGCAGGTGCGCAATGAGGGTGGCTCGGACGATTTCACCAGAGCCACCCTCTATCAGAGCAAGGCGGGCCATGAGCAAAGACACGCGATTCATCGGAGCCCATGTTAAGGCAGTCTCGGCACCCGGCGAGGCTGCGCCTGATGCTCCCTATGGCTGGGTTGAGGGCATTGCCAATGCCTTCGAGGTGGACCGCTACGGAGACCTGGTGCTGCCGAGCGCCCTGGCCGGAGCCATCGAAAAGTTCATGCTCAACCCTGTGCTGAGCTTCGGGCATGGAATCGATGGCAACCCCACCAACGGCACGTTGCCAGCCGGAACGGTCTTGAGCATCAAGCAGGACCTCAAAGGCAATACAACTTTTCGGGCTCGCTTCGCGAACACTGCAGACGCGCAGAAGGTGCGCCAGCTTTACGCCGATGGCGACATGCGGGCCTTCAGCATCCACTTCTTGCCCTACGGGTCAAGCCTGGAAGTGCGGCCTCCCACGCCAGAAGAGTTGCAGCAGTTCCCTGGCACCGAGCGGGTCATCAGCAAGATGGAATTGATCGAGATTGCCTGCGCCGTGGTCCCGGTCAACGCCGGGAGCCTGGCCAGCGGTGCCAAGAGCCTCAACCACGGCAAGGGCAAGATGTCGCCCATGCCTACACTCAAGCAAGGAGCAAAAGCCATGGCTAAGACCATCCTGACCAGCGAAAGCCGCAAGGCCATCGCCAACGCGGCGGGTGCCTATGAGAAGCATGTGAAATCCATGGAGGGCCTCAAGGACCAGCTTGAGGAGCTCTCCGAGAGCCCCGAGGGTGCCGAGGACGATCATCCGGGCATGGCCTCCAAGTGCTCCAAGGCTTTCCAGGCCGCGACTGAAAGCCACGGTCAGCTTGGCGAGGCCATCAAGGCCATGCACGTCAGCATCAACGGCGGCAACGAGCCTGCTTCGGATGGCGATGAAGACCCTGATGCCGAGCCTGGTGATGACGCTGATGCCGGTGCTGCCGGTGGCGAGGCCGTCACCGATGGCGGCACTCCCCCGCTCCCTGAAGACCCTGAAGCCAAGGCCCTCGTCTCTGCGTTCCGCGCGGGGCTGGCGAAGAAGTAAGCGAGCCGCTACGGCTCATCACCGAGGCGCTCGCCTCCAACTCAAGAGGGCACCATGAAGCTGACGGACATCGCAAGCCTGCTTGCCGCTGAAGTGCAGCGTGGCTTGCAGAACAGCAAGGCTGAGACCGCGAAGGAAATGAAGGCCATGACCAAGGGTCTGGTGGCTGATGCCCTGGGCACCGGCACGCCGGGCTACAAGGCCTTGGCGGAACTGATCGAGAAGGAAGTGTCGATGCGCATCCCCACCGCTGCGCTGTTCTCGCCCGACAAGGGCAAGGGCTACGACCCCGAGAAGGGCTTCAGGGGCATGAGCAAGGATTTTGCTGACAGCCTGGCAAAGAAGACGCTCTTTGCCATCAGCACCGACAGCATCCGCGCCCGCATGTTCGCTGGCGAGACCGCGAAGGCCATGAGCGTTGGCACCGGCTCCTCGGGCGGCTACCTGCTGCCCGAGGAGTTCGTGGCCGAGGTTGCCCGCAAGCTGGTTCACACCAGCGTCTTCCTTGGCTCTTGCCGGGTGTGGAACGGTGTGGACATGATCGGCAAGATGCCTCGGGAAACCGGCACGGTGAACGTGACCATCGGTCCCGAGCTGACCACGCCCACGCAGACCCAGCCGACCCTGGGCCAGCTGACCTGGGCGTTGCAGAAGCGCATCGCGCTCACCAACCTGCCCCAAGAGTTGTGGAAGTTCAGCGGCGTGGATGTGCTAAACCTGCTGGCGACGATGTTCGCCGAGCAGTTCCAGAAGACCGAGGACTACTACTACCTCCTCGGCTCGGGCAGCAACCAGCCCATGGGCCTGCTGACGCAGACAACGGGCATGACCAGCCTGCCCATTGCGGGAGCGGCCACCGTCTGGCAGGACTTGTTCGCACTGAAGCACAGCGTCAAGAGCCAGTATCGCGTTGAGAAGGCCAATTGCGTCTACATGGCCAACAACGCCACCATTGAGCTCTTGGCCACGCTCACCGATGACCAGAACCGCCCGGTGTTCCTTGATCGCGGCGCGGACGGCATCGGCTCCGCCAACATCCCCCCGCAGACCGTGGGCTTCATCGCTGGACACGCGGTGCTGGAGAACCCCTACGTTCCCGGCCCGCAGTGCGAGACCCTGAACGGCACCATCATCACCAGCACGGCGACCACCAGCCAGGTCGTCTTCGGCAACCTGGAGCGCGGCTACTACGCCTTCAAGGGTCCGCAGATGGAAGTCAAGACCAGCGACCAGGCGTATGACGCCTTCTTGAACGATGGCCTCTACACTCGCGCCATCGACTTCCTGGACGGCAAGCCTGCGATTCCCGAGGCCATCGCCATCCTGACGGGCGTGCGGTAAGCCAAAGCTGAATCACCCGGACCCTGCCAGGCGGCGGGGCCGGGTGGTCCAACCCTTCCAAACTCCGAGGTCATCATGGGCAGCGCAACTGGGGTTGTGGGCTACGGCTCACTCCCCGAACAGATCCAGTTCGTGGGCGCATCGAGCGTGGCGGGCACCAAGCCCACCACCCTGGGCGTCCCCACCCTTTCCCCTGCTGTGCAGTCCGCAAGCTTCAACACCGGCGGCATCCAGCGCAAGGGTGCCAACGTGGCCATTGCCAACATCCAGGCCGGTGCCATCGTGGCCAGCGGCTTGTTCGCGGTCAAGGTGCAGCACAGCAACGACGATGGCGTGACCGATCCCTACACCGACCTGGCCGCTTCCGCCCAGGGCAACATCAACTGGACCGACATCGCGGGCACCGCTCATGCGGCCTCGGTGACGGCCTCGGTCGGCGGTGCGGCCGCCAACACCGATACCCAGCTGGTGACGGACCTGCGCGGTGCCAAGCTGTGGGTGCGCTACGTCTACACCCTGTCGAGCGGCACCAGCGTTCTGCTGGGTGCCAGCACCCTGCTGGGCGCTTATGACACCCTGCCGGCCAGCGGCAACTAAGACAACCCTGGGGATGCGGCCCTAGCTTTCAGGCGAGGACCGCATCCCCATTTTCCTTGGGAGAACGTCAATGCGCACCGAAGCCAGCGAGAAAGAAGAAGCCGAGTTCAACGCCCCTGGCAAGCCGATCAGGCTCAAGGCACCGGCAGGCGGCCCGGACATCAAGGTCATCGTCGATGGCGCCAAGCGGCTGATTCCTGCAGGCACGGTGTTCGTGCTTGGCCAGCCCAAGCGCGCCAGGCAGCTCATTGAGCTGGGGCTGGCCCATGAGACCACCGAGCCAACCGCTGAGGAAAAGGCCAAGTCCGCTGCCGAGGATGAGGTGGCGACTGACCTAGTGATGGCCGAGATGCGCGCCAGGGCCGGGAAGATCGTGGCCGAGCGCAAGGAGAAGCGCGCCAAGTTCGAGGCCGTCATTCGCAAAATGAACGCTGAGACCCTGGATGCCGAGCTTGAGAAGCGCGGCCTGAAGAATGTGCTGCCCAACACCGAGGCCAAGGTGTCGACCATTGTGGCTGATGAGCTGGCCAAGGTGTCGGAGTAAGGCGTGACGACCGCCTATTGCACAACTGCTGATGTGGCTATGGCGGCGGGCAAGTATCAAACCTTGTCCGCCGCTGAGACCACGGCAGCATCGGCGTCTATCATCCAAGCGCAGGCCATCATTGAGAAGGCCACCGGCACCTTTTTTTACCAGGCACACTTGCAGGTGACGACCGAGCCGGTGAACCGTGTGCAGACCCGCCTTTTCTTGCCCGCACCCTGCTTGAGCATCGACAACAACACCATCACCGAGAACGGCTCTGTGCTGACCTTGGGCACGGACTTCTTGCTCTACCAGCCGAGCCCTGGCGGTATTCCCACCGGTCCCGGCTACCTCGAGAAGATGGCGGACAGCGTGGCCGATTGGGTTGGCCCTGCCGCCATTGCTCCATGGGTGAAGCTCCAGCAAAGCGTGGTGGTGAGCGGCGTATTTGGCTATGCCTCGGTGCCTGCCGACATCAACAAGCTCTGCGCTTGGAAGGCCGCTGAACTCCTGGGCTGGCTGACCATCGACTACTCGGACGGTGGCGGCATCAGCCATCAGGTGGGCAAAAACGGCATGCCTGATTGGGCGCTGCGCATCCTGCGCGGGCGCACGGTGAACTTCTTGGACGAACAGTATTTCGGCATCAAGGTGCTCTCTTGAGCGCCGCCGCCAATCTCATGGCGGAGTTGGTGGACCTGCTCTCTACCGCCGCGCCAACCCTGGCGATTCCCATCGACCCTGCCCGCGTGTTCCAGATGCAGCCGGACGCCAACGGGCAGACGCCTTACCTGGTGGTGGTGCTCCCCAATCCGTTCTTGGTGAGCGAGTGGTCGGGGTCAGGCCAGCTTGTGGATACCCACTTCTTCGCCGAGGTTCAGGTGGTGACGCAACTCCCGCGAGGCGTAGCACACATCCTGGGAGACAACACCCAGCCCGGAGAAATGAACCTGGTTGAATCTATCATCGATGCGCTGGAAAACAACTTTGCGGCTTTCAAGGCTGCCGCGCCATCCCTGGTGGATTACCGGGTCAAGGCCGGTGGCGCGTTGGTAGATGCCGCTACCGGCTGGCTCATCCAATGCCCCATCACCATCGATTTCTGGACCCGCACTACTGCGGGCAACCGCTAACTGGAGGCGCATCAATGCGCATCTTCTTTGAGCCCGAGAATAGCGACCTGGAAGAAATCAACGTCCTGCACCGTGGGCGGCTGGTCCTGCTGAAGCGTGGGGTGCCGAGCATGGACTTTGCCCAGGACTTCGCCGATGAGCTGCTCCGCGTCCACGCCGGGAAGTTCCGCGAGGCCGCGGCTGACGAACTGCCCGAGGCGCCCCAGTGAGCGCCCTGCTGGATGAGATGCGGGCGGTGGCGCATCAGGACGCCGCGCACATCGTGGATGACTTCTACGCCTTCCTGGTCTCGGGCCGTGACGAGGTGCAGAGCCTTTTCGCCAAGGTAGCTGGCGTCAAGAGCTTGGCCGATGAGGCGCGCCTGCTGGCGTTGCCCGAGGCCGAGCGCAAGGCTGCGCTAGAGACCGTTTTCCGCGACACCAGCGAGAAGGTGGCTGCTGGCGTCCTGATAGCCCGGTCCGCGCTCGACATGCCCGCTCCGGTGGCCTCCACGGCTCCCACAAGCCATTCCGTAGGTTTTGAGGCCCCGGCGGGGCCATCCGCACCCCAAGCCTGACATTGAGGGCTTAAAACCCTTTTTAGGAGTTCGCCATGCCCGCTCTTGGCCACAACGGCAGTTTACAGATGGTAAAAGAGGTGACTTGGGGCACGGACCCTGGCAGCGGCTACACCGGCCAGCCCGTCACCGGCGAGACCCTTGAAACCAAGCAGGCTTACCTGTGGGGCACGCCCGTCCAAGGCACTCGCGAGGTCACCGCGCAGAAGGTGCTGGCTGGTGTGACGGCCAGCGGAGGCATCAGCTTCGATGCTGACGTCGAGGGCATTCTTGGCATGTGCCTCAAGGGCATCCTCATCGGCGAGACCTACGCCACCAATGGCTCAGGCAATGGCGGCACGCACACCTTCGCACCGACCAGCGAGCCCACGGCGGTTCCGAGCTTCAGCATCCTGGTCAACCGGGACAACGTGATTGGTGCCGCTGGCAACGTGTGGGATTACGTTGGCAGCACGGTGGACAAGCTCTCGCTCTCAGCATCCGAGGGTCAGCTCCTGAAGGCCAGCGCGACCTTCAGCAGCAAAAGCGGCGCACCTTCCGCCACCGCCGTGACACCCACCTACGCCACGCAGATGCCCCTGGTCTACCGCAACGGGACTTTCACTGTGGGCGGTGTTGCGACTGCGCTCAAGAGCTTCAAGCTGGACATCGACAGCGGCAACTACAACAAGCGCGGGCAGCTGGGCTCGCAATACATCCAGCAGCAGCAGCCGGGCGCGCTCAAGGTGACGGGCAGCTTGTCCGCCTACTTCGATAACATGACCCTGCTGACCGATTACCTCAACGGCACGGATGCCATCCTGAGCATGGCTTTCACCGGCGCGGCGCTGGGCACTAGCACCAGGGGCCTCACCATCCTCATCCCGGTGGCGCAGTTCACCGGCAAGACCCCCAACATCAAGGGCGCGGCCAGCGAGATCATGCTTGACCTGCCTTTCACCGCCTGGCTCTCGGGCTCGGGCAGCCCCAACCACCTCATCCAGGCCACGCTCATCAACTCGCAGCAGTCCGCCTACTAAGCCGGGGCGCGCCATGGCTGACCTTATCACCATCACGGTCCCACCCGAACTGACAGCCCTGCTTGAGAAATTAAGCGGGGCTGATCAGCTTAAGGCGTCCACCGATGCCGCCAAAGCCGCTGGGCCGGTGCTCACTCGCCAGCTCGTCGAACAGGCGCAAAGCTCGGCGGGCAGCGGCCCTTTCGCGTCCGGCTGGCTGGCCCAGCCTGCGGGGCCAGGGCTCTCCGTTACCAACAGCATGGGCGTGTCGGCGTTCATCGAGTTTTCCACGCGGGCGCATAAGATTCAGGCGCGTCCTGGCGGCGTCCTCGCCTGGGTGCCGGGGCGCGGGGCTTTCTCGGCGGTCAATGCCAGCAAGGCCAAGGCTGGGGCGGGTTGGGTATTTGCCCAGAGCGTCAATCACCCTGGCACCGTGGGCAAGGACGTGTTCGGCATCACCATTCGCGGCAAAGGTGGCGACACAATCTTTGATGCCATGACCACCGAGGCCACGGAATACTTGGAGGGCGCGCCATGAAAAAGCACCAGAAGCCCACCGTCACCACGCTCATCCCCAGCAAGAAAGAAACGGGCCGCCTGCTCATGGCGCTCAAGGATGGCGAGGAACCCTCTGCGCTTCGCCTCTTGCGCGGCCTCGCCTATGAGGGCCTCTTGGCCCAGCGGACACCCGCCATGGATGCGCGCAAAATGGTCTTAGGCCCTGCCATGGAAGAACTCGCCAAGCGCGTGCGCTTTAACGTCACCTTCGAGTAGGCCGTGGCCGACAACACCGTTCAATTTAATGTGGTCTTCAACAAGGACACCGGCGAGCTTGTCTCGGCGGCGTCTGACGTTCAGGCTCTGTCTGATGCTGTCGCCAGTGCCGGTGGCCAAGCGCGTAATGCCAAGGGGCAATTCACTTCATTGGGCGATTCCGCGAATGATGCCGGGGCCGCCATGGGAGAGCTTGGCGATGCCGCAGAAGGCGCTGGCGATGCCGTGGAGGACGCGGGCGACAAAGGCCCGGATGTCATGGACAAGATGGAGCACCACATCACGCGCGCTGTGCTGTCTCTGGTGCTCATGCAGGCCGCGCTCGAAGGCGTGATGGGCGTGGTCAAGCAGGATGAGGGCTTCCAGCAATTACAGACCACCTTTGAGGATGTGGCCGCGTCTATCCTGGGCTCAGATGGCCTTGGCCCTGCGTTGCACACGATGTTTGACGGCTTGAGCGGACTGGTGCAGGTGGCTGGCGGCATCATCGTGGCGCTGTCGCCAGTGGCGGACTTAATCAAGGATACGCTCTCTGCGGCCTTTACGCTCATCACCCGCGATATCATGGTGGTCATTGACCTGCTCACCGGGCAATGGCGGGCGGCTTGGAATGATGCCAAGGATGGCGTCAAAGAGTTCGGCGATAGCTACACTGGCCTTGGCGACCACATTGTAGATTCTACAACCAAAGCCAATGAGATGATGAGCAAGGGCCTGGACCAGATGGCCGGGACTCAGAAGGTTTACACCAAGCAGATGGAGGATGTCGACAACGCCGCCCTGGCCGCCAAGATTACCCACAACGAGGCGATGCTAAAGGCCGAGGAAGAAGCTGACAACGCCACCAAGGCACTTGCCACCACTACGGGAGCGCAGAAGCTGGCGTTGGTCGAGAAGGACTTGGAGGCCGAGACCAAGACCATTCAGGCCAATCTCACCATCCAAGAGACGGAGCTGAAGAACAAGCTCGCCTCGCGGCAGGTCACACAGGCACAGTATGACCAGCAGATGGCAGCCGCCATCGAGAAAGCCGGGGACGCACAGACTGCTGCGCAGAGCAAGGCCAGCGCCGAGGCCGTGAAAATCAAGGCCGAGGAGCTAAAGCAAAAGGTGGCGCTGGAGAACGAGGCCCTCACGGACGAGGAGAAAAACAACGACGTCCAGGCAAAACTTCTTGTCACCAAATATGCGGCCATTGCCTCGGACACAAAAAAAGGTGAGGCCGATAGGTTGGCGGCAGTCCAGGCAGAACTGGCGGCTGAAATAGCTGCGCTCCAGGCAAATGAAAAGCTGGAAGAACAGGCGTTGAAAAACAAGCTGAACTCGCGCCAGATCACCCAGGCGCAGTATGACCAGCAGTTGATTGCGCTGAACAAAAAAACGCAAAATGAGATCAACCAGGACACCGCCAAAGCCACAACTGAAAGCGCAAAGATTCAGGAAGAGGCGAACAAAAAAATAATGGATAGCATGGAGCAGGTGGGAGAGGCGGCGGAGAAGGCGGCAGAGAAGCAGATCGCATCCGGGCACAGTGCCGGGGATGCCGCCAAGGCCGCTGGTGCCCAACTGATCGAGACAGCCGCAGACACGGCGGCAAAGAATATTACAATCATGGGAGCGTCCGCTGCCGCCACGGCCTTCGCCTCGGCTGGCAATCCCTACCTTGGCGCTATTGAGGCGGCGGCGGTCTTTGCTTGGTATGCAGGCCTTGCCGCCATCGTGGGTGGCGTGGGGGCTGAGATTGGCTCGGCTATGATGCCGTCCGATTCGAGTTCTTCAAGCAGCAGCTCATCCTCGGGGTCAAGCAGCTCATCGGGCACAGATAAGAGCACCGTCTCGCACGAAATCAGCGAGACCACGAACAAGGACGGGAGCGTCACCACCACCGACACCGCGACCACCAAGACCACCAATTCAGACGGCACCACGTCCACATCGACCGAGACCACCAAGACCACTACGATGAACGGCGTGCAAATCAGTCAGACGTCCACCGATTCAAGCGGCAGCTCGACCACCACCACAGGGACGGCCGCAACAAGCGCGGCCACAACCTCAACGGCGGCATCTTCAACAACGGCGGCATCTTCGTCAGACACCAGCTCGGGTGTCAGCGGGCAGCTCACGGTCAACGTGCTCCTTGATTCCAAGGTGCTGCTGACCATGATTCGCAACGCCAGCTTCAACGGGAACTTGGTCATCTCGGCCAACGCCATTCAGAGCTGACATGTATATCTACGCAGATAGCATTTCAAATCTTGCGAAGTCTGGCGCGGGCATCACGGCCAGCAGCAGCAATCCCTATTTCCCGGTGGCCAACATTTGCGGCAATCCCTTAGCCTGTAAGACCTGGCGCAGCCTGACACAAAATGCGGCCACCGAGACCTTGAGCATCGACCTGGGCGGCACGGTGACGGGCGCGCAATACCCAAGCGGCCTTGACTTGCTGGTGGACTATTGGAACGCCAATGCGACCTGCTCAAGCGTGACCTGGGCTGTCTTCAACGGGGCATCCATGGGGTCAAGCGGGACGGTTTCTCTGCTTGGTTCCGCTGGTGGCCCAGGCTGGATTAACATCCCATCAGCTGCGCTTGGCGCTGGTCAGACAAGCCTGCAGCTCACTTTCAACCGCACGGCCAGCACCACAAGCTATATCGAGGTGGGCAAGCTGCTCTTGGGTGCGCGCCTGGATACCGCAAGCGTGGGCATGAATCAGGGCGGCTTTACGCGCACCTTCGGCGAGATAAAGAACAACGCCTTGGCGGTCCTGGGCCAGGATTACAGCGAGAAGGTGGCCACCTACTGGCAGGGTGCGCTGACCATCGCCTTTTCCACCGAGGCGGTAGAGACCCAGCTTCGCGCGTTGTTTGCGGCCAACGGAACCTACAACCCTTGGTGGGTCACCATCCTGCCGGGAGACACCAGCACATCGGAGTTCGGCTTTCCGCGCTATGTCAAGGCCGTCACTATGCCATCTGAAAAGTCGGTGTTCTACATCGGCGGCGGCCCCGCCATCTGGTCCCTATCCCTCTCGCTCAAGAAGCAACTATGACGATGCCCGGCCAATACATCGACCCCAACCCGCCAACCACGCTGGCCCAGGTGTTGGCCAGCACAGACGCCGCGCCTATCTTCCTGCTGGAGGTTGAGGCTGGTATCACCATGCACGCCTGGTATCCCCTGGTGGCCAATGGCCACACCTACGGCAGCGCCTACGCCCACGTGCTGGGCGATGGCTCGGGCCAGCTCAACGACAGCGTAGACATCATTACCGGCGTCATCGTCAACGGCGTGGAGCTGACAGCCGGGGCATCGGTGGATGACGTGGTCAACCACAACGGCTATTGGTTTTGGGATGGCGCGGCAAGCCAGAGCCTTATCATCAGCATGCCGGACGGCAGCAATCCCATGGCACGCGGCGTAACCGTCGAGGCCATGGCGACCATGTATTTCAGCGATGGTCCCACGGATGCCGGGGGTTTTGCCTGGCAGGCCCGCATCAGCTCATGGCCCGGCCTCTCGCGGTCGGTGACGGCGGATTTCAGCAGCATCACTCAAGTGGGCGGAGGCTCCATTGAGCTTGCCAACGCGGACCATTATTTTGACCAGCGCCGCACCTACAATTGGGATGCTGGCTGGGCGCGGCTCATCATGGGCGCAGCCGGATTGCCCTGGGACCAGTTCGTGCCCCTGGCCACTTTCGTGGTGAGCTCGACCAAGGCAGAGCTGGGAAAGTTCACGCTCAACGTGCAAGACCCCAAGGTCTTGTGCGACACCCTTTTCCCGACTGCGCTTTACGCGCTGGCCGATTACCCAGCCATGGATACTGGCAGCGTTGGCAAGCCGTTACAGCTCTCCTACGGCGTCATCGTGGGGGCCTCGCCGGTCTGCATCGATACCGTTAACGGGGTATTCAAGCTTGCGGGCCATCCCATCACCAGCGTGCAGCAGGTGCGCGTCAAGGATTCATCGGACATCTGGCAGGTGGCGGCATTCTTTGACCTGGACGCGGTGAACGCCACTATCACCATGGACCCCGGCGTGACATGGGAGGCTGGCCAGGACATCGTGATGGACTTCACCGGCAAGCCCTTGCCCAACGGCCAGCCCATGATCAACCCCGCAGATATCGTGCAGGACATCATTGAGCAGCTCGGTTTTGATGCGAGCACGGCGGGATTCCTGGCGGCTCACAACTGGTATGACATCGGCTACTACTGGCCCAACCCGCTCAACCGGGCGGTCACCCATCAGCTGGGCATCTACATCGACAGCCAGGGCCAGGCCATCACCACCATCAACGAGATTTGTGTCAACGTCCGCGCCTATCTCCAGACGGCTACGGATGGCACTTTCACGTTGACCCCCTTTCGCAGCTACCGCCGCACCGAGTGCCTGCAAATCACCGACACCAACAACTTGCAGCCCGGCGTGGTCATCGATGGCAGCGGGACCACCTCCACGATGGTGCAGGCCGGGACCAAAATCAGTCAATGCGTTGTCACCTACGGCGTCAAGAGCTCGGAGAACACCCAGCAGGTGGCGACCATCACCGACATGGCCAACCAATATTCTCGCGGCCTCGCTGCGCCGGTGCAAGAGACCGTGGACGCCTTGTTCTCGGGCCAGGATGATGCCGCGTGGCTGGGGCAGGCCATCGTCAATCAGGACCGCGTGGACCAGTCTTTCTGGACGGCGCAGACCATGTGGAGCGCGTGGACCCAAATGCCGGGCCAGGGCGTGCAGATATATAGCACCCTGCTTTGCGTGGACCAGGTGACCGAGATTATCAAGGTGGACCTGGACCTCAATAAGCGCCAGGTCACTTTGACCATGGACAACCTGCGCGGCTTTGAACGCTCATCCGGGTTCTGGTGCCTGAGCACGGACACCACGCCGCTTGGCAATCCGCTGGCCTGGAATGGGACCGGCGAATTGAATGACGCCAGCGGCGAGGGGGAATACAAGCGGCAGCAGGCAGGGCATTGGGTGGACGGCAATGATTTTGCGGTAGATACACAACAGCCGGGAGCCCTGTATTCCGAGCTAGATTATGCGCCTTCGAGGTGGCAATAATGAATCCTCCCAGCATCGGACAGGGAACTTATTTGGATGTATTCGCCGCTCCGGTCTTGACTGAACTGGATGCCTTGATTGCACACCTCCAAATCGGGCAAGAGATAAATATATCCAACGGGAGCTTTGAAAATGGAAGCGGTGCCAATGTTGCTCCGCAGAATTGGATACTGGCGCTTGCCTCGGGCAACTCCTGCAACATTGAGACGATAGCCGCTAATGTACAGGATGGCGCGCAGTCGTTCTCGATGACCACGCCGGGGAGCGTGAGCGGTGGCGTGAGCCTGACGACTTCCGATTATTACGCCATCGGGGAATTACAAAAGCTGACGTTCTCC